CCATTTCAGCAGGACCGCTGTTCGGGCTCTTTGTGTAAACCTCAAGGACGATGCCTCCCGGCAGAGTCATCTTGAAGCTGACGCTGGCATCATCAATGAGCGTACCTGTACACGCACAGCAGTTCAAGCTCTGCGGGTTGGATATGCCCATCGTAGCGCACATTTCGGAAATGAACTTATTCATGCTGTTACCTCCTTATGACATAGGTCCGAGGTAAATAGCACGAGACACTTCCAGTGTGCAGTTGAACTTGACGATGTCGGAAGACTTGTAGTCTGCGTCGCCGAAGCCCAGTGACGAAATCCAGACGCCTCTCCATTTCCAGATACGCGAGAAGTTCGGGTCACCGTCGCCGGAGTCACGAAGAACATAAGCATCCTTCATGTAGCGGCTCGGTCTGCCGACCTTTTCGGTAGCGCTGTCGAACACCTGCGCATCCAGGTCAACGAGTGCCTGCTGGCTGTCCAGTCCGACATAGCCCTTAATTGTCCAAGAGACATTCTGGTAAGTAGGCTTACCGGCGAACTTCAAGCTGTCATTGCCGTAGAAGTCTTCGATGACGCCGTAGCCTTTCTTGAACTCACCCAGTGAATCTGTAGACAGTGTCAGGATGTCGGAGAAAGACGCAAGGTCTGAGGAGTTGACGTTGTACAGCCGTATCTCAAATTTGTCCTTCAAGTACGGCATGTAATCGTCCTGACCAATCATATGGTCAGTTCCGTAATACATACGGTTCATCCACATAGACGCGTTCCCTCCTTGTTGATAATTTACTGAAATGCTTAACTGCTACGGTGCTTCACTATACTTTGTATGTGCGCAGCTCGTGCATTTAAGCAATTCGCGCCGTGTGATTACTTGCCGTTGACGGCTTCCTTCAGCTTGTAGCTGACCTTGAACGCCGGCGCTTTGCTGGCGTTAATCTGAATCGGGGTGCGGGTCTGCGGATTGATGCCGACACGTGCAGCTCTGTCACGAACCTCGAAGGTACCGAAGGACTGGATGCTGACGGACTCACCTGCGCACAGTGCGTCGGTGATTGCAGCAAACACGCCGTCGATTGCCTTGTATGCCTGCTCATTCGTAAATCCGGTCTTTTCTTTCAGTTTGGTCACCAATTCATTCTTGTTCATGGATATCCACCTTTCTCAGGAAATTTTGATGTGCGCCTGTATAGGCGTCTTACGCTCTAATATACAGGCGCACATCAGTATCCCGGTAATTAGTCGTAGGTCTCCTGGAACCCAGTAGGCGGGAGCAGGAAGAGGTCAACATCGACAGTATCGATGACACCTGCGACTGCGAGCTCGACCTTACCAATGACGGTGTTCGCATTGATGCGGTCAAGGTTGATGATGTCGGGGTTCATGACGATGCGGTAGCCCCACGGGTTGTACTCGTTACCGACAAGAGCTCCAACGGAGCGCATCTCATCCAGCAGCGGGCTCAGACCGGCGTAGAAGTGGGAGTAGGCATCCTCATTATTATAGCGGAACAGAATCTGGAGCGCGGTGTCCCAAATACGCTGCTTGACGCGGTTTGTGAGCAGTCTGGTAGACAGGTTCTGGAGTGCGTTGTAGCTACCCAGCGGCTTGTCCCAGAGCGTGCTGTTACCGAAGCAGGTGAAGCCCTTGCCCGGAACTTCCATCAGCGGATTTAGGCAAACGCCCTCGTCGTGGTCCTGAATGAGGTCCAGGTAATGCTTCTTGATTTTGTACTCCGGCGTGTGGACAATACCAGTGCCGAGCATGCCAGCAGGAACCATCCACCATTTATTGATGCCGCCGATGCCCTTGGAGTTGATGATGAGCAGGAGGTGTGCGATTTCCGGAGCAATCCAGGAGTTCGCGCCGGACAGTGCCAGCGTAGTCTTGCACCACGGACCGACGACTTCGCCGAATGTGGAGTAAACCGGGCCGACAGCCTGAGACAGCGAATCCTTGTACTTCAGAGCGCCTGTCTTAACAGCAGTTGCACCCGTACCGGTCTGGATGCCTCTCGGCATGCCGAACGGAGTGCCGATGAATGCAGCGCCGCACTTGGAGTTAGCCGCAACTGTAATCATCTGGGTAACCAGCGTAGACACCTCGTACTCCATGTAGAACGGGTCGTTCGAGTTGTCACCGTGAGCCTCCAGGAAGCTCTTCGGGACGTACTGGTCGTCTGCAATGCCCTGAACGAGCGCGTCCCAGTCGTACACGAACTCATCGGTCAGCTCGCCGACAGTGCCCTGGAATCTCTTATACAGCATCTGCTGGTTGTACAGACGGATGAGAGCGTCCTGGTCGTTTGCAGCGTAGCTGGTTGCAATCTTGTTGATGTAGTTGTAGAACGAGCTGTCTGTGTCGAAACGCTCAGCAACGATGTCCAGGATGTCCCGAACTGCGATTGCAGAACCGTCCGGCAGCGATGTGGCATAATCCGTACCGTACAGGAGTGAAATGACCTGTGTACCAGTAGGATAATCAGACGGAGAAACGTCCACGCCAGAGCTGTAAACGAAGAACGTCGGAGCGTCGAGGTTCGAGAATGTAGCCTCGGTGATGAGCGGACGGCTGTCCGTAGCCGCATCTTCATCGAACGCGACGCTGACGATTTCGAGCAGGGTGTCTGTCGGGACAATCTCGTTCGGATTGGTGTTGTAGCCGTTGTTGTCGAAAACCTCAACGGTACCAATCTTCAAGCCTGCCGGGTTCAGACCGCACTTGATACGAACCTTCAGGTTATTGCCGAAGCTGCCAGGGAACTTTGCAGTAATCTGAACAGCCTGAGTATCTGCCGCGACAACAGCAGCCGTGCCAGAAACAGCATCCGGAGACGGAATCAGAGTCGGGTCGGGGGCTGCCGGCGTAAAGGCAACAGTGACGGTGTCATTTTCATCCGGAGAGCCAGTGACCTCGATGCCGTATGTCGCGAGCGAAACGGTCGCGCCCTGGTACTTCCAGTTCTCGCCGTCGTATGTGAACACATAAGAACCAGCACGCTGATAAACCTGAGGTCCGAATGTTGCAGCATCGACAGTTGCTGCAGTAATCGTACCAGAAACAGTTGCCGTCGCAGACGCTTCAGAAGTAGCAGATGTCCAGGCAGTGTTCAGGCGCACCGTGAAGAACCCATACGTCGCATCAGTCAGCACGCTGGAGTAGATGTTGGTGACCGACTTGTCATAGACAGCCTTCAACGAAAGGAACGCCGGAATCTCGGTAATCTCGATGTAGGTGAACTCCGGACACAGCACAGAATCGACTGTGATTCTGCCGGACGGCCCAGCTCCGGTAGTCGGTACATATTCGGACGTTTCAGTCACGGTGATGTTGCGACGCTCCAGAACAGTACCGCCTGCTGTGTAGACAGTAACCGGAATTGTACCGGTAACCGTTACCTGCTTGCCCCGAGTGGATTTGTCATCGATGTGCACCGTTGTGCGAGTCGGCTTAATCTGGGTAGTGATGACTTCCGGCTTGCCGATTGCGACAATCAGGGCATCTTCTGCTTCTGCCTCTGCAACCGACTTAGCGGAAATCTGGAAGCCGTTCTGAACACCGGTAGCAGCAGCAACCCAGCGATTGCGTTCTGCGTCATAGACACGCGGTGTGGCTGCGTAGACAACCGGCAACGCGTCGCTTCCTGCATACTCGTAACCCCACTCGATAGTCGAACCGGAAAGGTACGGGATGTAGAAGCGATACGGAACTGCACCGTAGGACGCGGATGTGCCTCCAGGTACCGGCAACATCAATGCACGGACGAACGCCGGCGTCGGTTCAGTACCGCCTTCCGGAACGATAAACAGCCGGTTGCGGCTTTTTGCGCCCAGACCGTCGACTCTCTTGACAAGGATGTCGTAGCCTGCAGCCAGGAGCTTTAGAGCGTAGTCGAACGACTTCTCACGAGCGCCCAGGTAGTTGTTCGCACCGCGGAAGGTCTGCATGAAATCAGTCGTGCCACGGTAGCCTGCTTGGAATCGTACCCAATCCGGATTCGCGTCCTCGTCACCTTCTACGTAGGTAGGACCCCAGATTGCAGCAATCGGAAACGCGACACAGCCATACGAAGCGGACCTCGTCTGGAAACTGTACGTTTCAGAATGCTCATGAATGTTGATTCTTGGCATCAGTCATTTCCTCCTTTATTGTTTGTAATAGCCCGGTATCCGTTACCCATTGCAGATAACGTAGATTTTGCTTCCTGATATCAATGATGTTAGCGCCTAACACCTGAATCGGAATTATCTGCTGGTAAAGTATACCGGTTTCTGAGAAGCGGTCATTGCCAGAGCTGTTCTGGTAGTCACCACTTATCTTTATCTGACCGTGTATGAAACGGTTAGAACCATAGGGTAGTGGAATCGTCAATCGCGGGTTCATGATAAATTCAAACGTGACCTCACTCGTCAGGTCGTCAATATCATCTTGCGTGGTAGCAAGCAGTGTAACCGTATAGTCCACCAGAACTGGGATTGCTCGTTCCTTGATTTTCTTGTGCTCCTGAATTCTGTCTATTCTGCCCTTACGCGCAACAGGCCAAGATATGAGGTTTCTATCTGGCGTCCAGTTCGTACGGAACAGAACAATAGCAGGCATCTGCAGTTTGCCTTCTTTATGCATAGAGATGACATTCCAATAGTCCTTAACAGGAACTATCGCAAAGTTCTCATTGATTGACTTCAGGTAATCTCTCAGCGCGTCATCATACAAAGATATCATTCGACTCACCCGCCTCTACCGGTTCAGAACCCGTATCTTCCGGTGAGCCTGCAGCTGAGCCTGAGTCTGGGCCGCCCGTAACATTGATGTTCGTATCAGGCCCGTTGCCTTGTGCATCGTCGTCGGTAAACTCGCCGTCCAGCAGCGCGTCTTCTTCTACCTTGTAGAGTAGACCTTCTGGTATGCTGAATAGACCACCGCATAGCGGACACTGACAAGCATACGGCAAATTCTCGGTATCAACCTGAATCAGGGTTCTCGGTGTTGACCCCGGCATAGCAAGACCGGAATCTTTGAGGTCATCAGGAAGGGTCAGTTTAAGCATGTTCTCACCTACTTTACTCGTCGGCGCTCTTTACGAAGCGACGCGACTCTCTGCTCTTTGCTCGGTCACGGTCTGTCTGTGCAACCAATGGCGGCGTGTTGCCGGCTAGCGGCACAAGTTGGCACACGATATGGTCCGGACAAACCAGTGGGGTCGATAGTTCTTTGACTTGAAATAGTCGGGCCTTTATGCCGGTTATCTGTCCGTCGCTTTCGAACAAGCAGCCGGCTTGGATGTGGGGAACGTCAAACGGTACATGAATAAGAAAGGGTAGGTTGTCATTCTTCTCGGCAACCCACCCTAAATCCTTATATGTCTTCAGTTTGGGTTCTCCATCAAATATGCCGAAAATCGACATACGCTCTGAGTACCCATCAGGAGCAGGTTGGTTGTACGAATCGACATCGTTGTTCAATGGGTAACGATACAGAAATTGAACGCCGACTTGCTCAACTGTGAACTTGAACATTTGGCGCATATACTCAATATCTGCTGGGACGATTAGGCTCATAGCTGCTCCCCCCTGCTTGAGGTCTTACTCAGCTGCCGGTGCTTCTCCTTCCGGACCTGCATCGTCAGCAAGCATCTCGGTGTTCAGGTCGACATCCACAGTGTACTCGTCGCCGGATTCCGGTGCGCAGTTCAGGACAACGCCGGTCTCGGACGGCTCGATGGTGACGCCGACGCTCGGGTCTGAAGAGAGCTCGACGAGAACCGCCTGCACGATAACTTCAACATCTTCCAGGCTGTAATAGACGACGCCGTCCATTTCCTTTGAAGAATTGAGGTCCTGAGGCTTCTGCTTTGCGCTGGAGTCGAGCTTCAGAAGCTTTCTCTTGGTATCCTTCGGCATGATATACCCTCCTCGATATGAATTATAACACCGTTTGCGGTGTGTTGTTCGCTTGTAGGAACTCCCGGATTTCCTTTAGCTCTTCACGGCCTTCAGCAAGTAACTG